AAAGGACTCATCAAACCTGTTCATAGAGTAGCAGAAGCAGTCCACAAACTTCCGTTGTCGCACGATGATTTTGAAGTTGTTATCGAAGTAATGAAAAAACCTATTCCGGCAGCTATTGCTCCTATATATCTGTCTGAAATTATTGAAGATGATGAATTGAATGACCAAATAAAATCTATTGAAGATACAGACCCCAGTAGAGATATTAGGCCACTTATAGCAGAATGGTTCAATAGGGTCATGCCAGACCAAATGTATCGTTTTACAGGTGACCATCAATCTGACCATCAAAAGAAAGGTGTACTTTCTCCCATACACGGTTATGATCCTAAGATGTATAAAGGTACCAACGATCCTATTACAGGCAACGCATTTGGCTTCCGCTGAAATATTCTACGTTTATGCCTATCTGCAAAAAGATGGTCTACCTTATTACATAGGAAAAGGCAGAGGGAAAAGGGCGTGGGATAAGTATCATAGAATACAACTTCCAGAAGATAAAAGATTAGTCATAATATTAGAAAATAATCTGACAGAGACAGGCGCGCTCGCTATCGAGCGCAGAATGATTAGATGGTATGGTCGGAAAGATTTAGGTACAGGTATACTCGATAATCAGACCGATGGTGGAGATGGATCTACTGGTGCGAAAAGATCCGAACAATGGAAATTATATCGAACTAAGAGGTTTAAAGGCAAACCGTTATCGGAAGTCCATCGAAAGAAACTCAGTGAATCTCATCTGGGAAATATTCCTTCCAATAAAGGAATACCGGCATCCGAAGTGTCAAAAGAAAAGAATCGATTAGCTCATTTAGGTGTATCTCATTCTGAAGTATCAAAAGAAAAACGTAGTAAGCGAATGTCGGGTGAAGGAAATCATATGTTTGGGAAAACATTATCGGAAGAACATTGTCTAAAGAAGAGTATAGCAATGAAGGCTTATTATGAGCGAAAAAGATTAGAACAGAGAAATCCTTGACTTTCATAAACTTCGCTGTTATACTTACTGCAACGGTAAGTAAAACACTAAAGTTCAAGGAGTAAAATGGCTAAATTATCACCCGAAAATATTTCACGACTAAAACAATTGGTCGCCGATGGAGTTCAGGTATTGCAGGAATGTGAAGACCTGAAGGCAGGATTAAGCGATACGGTTAAGGCTATTGCTGAAGAACTTGAAGTTAAGCCTGCTCAATTAAACAAACTTATCAAGATCTGCCAAAAAGGCACAATGAACGATCAGCGTGAAGCTATGGAAGAATTAGAAGACTTATACAAGGCCGGGGGTATCGGTTAATGTATGTAGATGCCCTGCTTAAACGCGGCGGCGATAGTGAAGTAATTAGAGTAGTAGAAAGAGTTAACGGTAAACGAGTTTACCGTGAATTTCAGCCTGATTATCATTTCTTTATCAACGACCCAACTGGTACATATAAATCAATCTATGGTCATTCGGTAAAGAAAGTAACGCCAAAATCCTATGCTGAAAAACAAAAAATAGTTAAGAATATCTCCCATAATGTTAAAAAATGGGAAACAGATATAGATCCTATTTTTCGTTGTCTAGAACACAATTATCAACACGCCGAAGTTCCTGTTCTTAACGTAGCTTTTTTCGATATTGAAACTAGCTTTGATAAAGAGCTTGGGTGGTCAGAAGCCGGGGACGCTAACAATTCCATTACATCTATATCAGTTCATCTCCAATGGTTAGAAGAAATTATATGCCTTGCTGTTCCTCCTGAAACATTATCTTGGGAAGAAGCACAAGATATTGCAGATGAGGTTGGCAATGTAGTTTTATTCAAGACCGAAGGCGAAATGCTACAAGCATTTATGGCCGTTATTGAAGATGCAGATATTATTAGTGGCTGGAATAGTGAAGCATATGATATTCCATATCTAGTAAACAGAATAAAAAGAGTTCTTGGAAAACAGGAAGCGAGAAAATTATGTCTGTGGGATCAACAACCTAAGGTTCGTGAATTTGAACGTGGCGGAAAGGTGCAGCCAACATATGACTTGGTAGGTCGTGTACACGTAGATTACATGCAAATCTATAAGAAATATAACTACGAAGAACGTCACAGCTATGCACTTAATGCAATTGCAGAATCTGAATTGGGTGATCATAAAATTCAATATGAAGGTACATTAGACGAATTGTATAACGATGACTTTAAGAAGTTTCTAGAATACAATATCCAAGATACACGACTACTAGACCGACTTGATAAGAAACTACAATTCATTGATCTTGCTAGTAGTATTGCACACGGTAATTGTGTATTGATTCAAACAACAATGGGTGTGGTTGCGGTTACCGATCAGGCTGTTGTAGTTGAAGCGCATAGCAGAGGAATGGTTTGTCCAAATAAGAAACACGACCTAGATGATACAGCGTCAAGGGCTGCTGGTGGTTGGGTGGCAACACCTAAGAAGGGTTTTCATAGATGGATAGGATCAACTGATATGAAATCTCTGTATCCATCTGCTATCAGAACATGGAACATGAGTCCAGAAACTATTGTTGGACAAATTAGACTCGATAGGACAAATCAAGCAATTTCAGATTGGATAGCAAAAGGTTCAAAGTTTACATTCGCCTCATGGTGGAATGACAGATTCAATGTATTAGAAATGGATGATTTCTATAATGAAGATATTGCCAATAAGTTAATACTTGATATGGAGGATGGTTCCGAATATGAAGTAACTGGTAAGGAATTGCATGATCTCATCTTTGAAGGTGGACAGCCATGGTGTATTAGTGCAAATGGTACAATTTTCAAAACAGATATAGATGGTGTAATTCCAAGTCTACTCACTCGTTGGTACAGTGAACGTAAAGTGATGCAAGGCATCATGGCTAACTATCAGGATCTTGAGGACAATGCAGGGATAGATGGCATAAAGGTACCCGCAAATTTGTTCACAAATGACGATATTAGCGATGCCGAACCAAAGGCCAGTCCCTACTTAGACACTGAGGCATACAAGCCTAAAAAATTAAAGGAACTTATTGCTGAAGGTCATAAGAAGCGTGTAGTTCAATACATGAATTCACACAATTTAATGATAAAGGGTGATAAGGTAATTTATAGGGAACAGAAAGATCTAAAACGCATTATTGGATTCTGGGACAAGCGTCAGTTGGTAAAGAAGATTAACTTGAATTCTGCCTATGGCGCTTTATTGAATGCCGGCAGTAGATTTTTCGATCAGCGCCTGGGACAATCTACCACATTATCTGGCAGAACTATTACTAAACATATGGCTGCGAAAACGAATGAGATGATGACTGGTGAATATGATCACTATGGCATGGCAATTGTGTACGGAGACACAGACTCGTGCTATTTCTCTGCATATCCAATTCTCAAAGATGAAATCAGCAAGGGTGAAATTATTTGGACCAAGGAAAGTATTGTTGAACTCTATAATGATTTGGCTAAAGCAGTCTCTGCCACATTTCCAGAATTTTTACTCAAGAATTTGAATGTCCCTATTAAGCGTTCAACTGGTGTAATTGCGAGTTCACGTGAAACAGTTTCTGAGACAGGTATTTGGATAGTTAAGAAACGTTATGCTTGCTTAATGTATGATAAGGATGGCTACAGATTAGATACAGGTGGTAAGCCCGGTAAAGTTAAGGCAATGGGTCTTGATTTGAAACGTGCAGATACTCCCAAATTTGTGCAAGAATTTTTATCAGAAATTCTCATGGATACATTGATGGACAAGGGTGAGAATACTGTGATTGAAAAGATTCGTATCTTCAAGGAAAAATTTGAAGACATGAAGCCTTGGCAACAAGGCACACCACGAGCAGTTAATAAACTATCTCACTATAGAGAAAAACTTGAAGATGCTGGTCGAAAAAAGCTAAATGGTATTGAAGTTGGAAATCTACATGTGCCAGGGCATGTAACTGCAAGCCTTGCATGGAATAACTTAAAAGAGATACATAGGGATCAACACGCAATGCGTATCGTTGATGGACAAAAAGTTATCATTTGTAAGCTAAAAGATACATCGGAGAATAGACTCACAAGTATTGCATATCCTGTAGATGAAGTTCATTTACCAGAGTGGTTCTTATCTCTACCGTTTGATAGCGATGATATGATGGCAGGTATTGTAGACCAAAAGGTAAAAAATCTATTAGGTGTTTTGAATTGGGATCTAAGTAGAACCAATAAAGAACGCGCACATCTTGAGACATTGTTTGACTTCAGTTCATTCTGAAATGTTTGACATTTGTTATTGAACACTATATACTCTTACAAAGGGAGATTCATTATGAAATTAGATCAATTTAGGGATATCGTAAAGCACACACATTCGTTGGGCTTTATTGACATGGTAAAGCTTATTGGTACCGCTACCGATGCTAAAATCGAAGCAATCGATGCAGATAAGACTGTTGTGGTTTACGGAGAAATGTATCAACCTGTTAAAGACATTGAAGTAACAGTTGGTCTATCGCGTCTGGCACAACTGAAGGGCTTTATTGACCTACATGAAAAGTCAACTGTAACAATAACGAGTGAAGTCCGTGGAACAGTTTCCGCCCCAACAGAACTCAAATTTGATGATGGTGCTGGAGATGTTGCTATCTATCGTTTCATGAGTGAGTCTATGGCAAATGAACAAATTAAAGTTCCGCCATTTAAGGGTGCAACATGGAATGTAACTATTAATCCAGAAAAGGCAAGAATTGACAGACTTAATAGTTATCAGGGCATCCTTGGTGGTTTTGAAAAGCGTTTTATTGTATCCACAGATAAAGATGTATTGAATTTCTCTATTGGTACTGGACCAACAGATAGGTCTACTGTTCCGTTTGCCAAAGGTATCACTGGTGTATTGAAACACCAATGGTCGTGGCCACTAACACAAGTATTGAGTATTCTAAAACTCAATGATAATGAAGATGTTATAATGCATTTTTCAGATATGGGCGCATTGAAGATTGACATCGATAGTAGTATTGGAAAATATTCGTATATTCTACCTGCTGGCAAGGCATAAGACCTAAATACAGTATGGCACAAAACAAAGTAAATTTCACAGAACGACATGATGCGGGCGGCTGGGCAAAATATCTCCCAGCCATTAGTGGTTTCTACACAACTCACTTAGGCAAGGATCTATTAGATAAAGAATTTATTCCCGAAGAGCGTGTACCAGAAAAATTTGAATTAGGTATACAGGGGTTAGACTTTCTAAAAGACCCTGACGAAGCATATTTTAGTTACAAGTATGGATTATATTCTGCAGGTCATGCTGATAGAAATTTAGAAAGATGCGATGAGAGGGAGCCTATGATCCATAAGCGTAATCGTGAGAATACTATTATGGTCGGCGATTCCGGTGGATTTCAGATTGCTACAGGTGTTATCAAACTCGATTGGGCAAATATAAAAGGTGCTGACGGCGACAAGCTTAGAAAAGAAATTCTACGATATCTAGAACATACGTCGGATTGGTCTATGACATTAGATGTTCCACCGTTTGCCGCAGTAGGCGCGCTAAGTGAAAAGACTGGCCTTACAACTTTCGAAGAAACATTAGATATTACTATTCATAATCTCAATTATTTTATGAAGCATAGAGTTCCTGGAGCAACTAAATTTCTAAATGTGTTAAGTGGAAGTTCACGAGACAATTCTAAGAGATGGTTTGAAGCTGCTATTCCATACAGTATTCCGGAGGCTGTGGAAGCAATGGGATATTCAGCTGATAGAACATTTGAGGGTTATGCTTTCGCTGGTATTAATATGAGAGACATGACATGCGTCCTTGACAGATTACTAGATCTT